TCAAGGCTAAGGACTTGATGCAGTTGCACCGTAAGGCTTGGAGAAATAAGCTGAAAACCACTTACTATGTCCGTGGTACTGCCAATCTGGTAGATGACTGCGAAGCATGCCAATAAGGAGGATATCATGAGTAAACCATTACCAAAAGTTAAGCTCATGGTAGCACGGTACCCCGATAGGGGTACTGCTGTTATCGGGGGTGAAATGTCTGGGCTAGTGAACTGGAACGACATCCGATACCCGCAAATGTACACGTCTTATAAGAACATTGTATCGAACTTCTGGATTCCTCAGCGAATCTCCATGACCAACGATGCAAAGCAGTTTCCCTTATTGAAGGATAGAGAGAAAGAAGCGTTCCTGACCTCTATTGGCCAGTTAGCTACCCTGGACTCTAAACAGACTAGGGCTGTACTTGCATTCGCACTGTATGTATCCGAACCTACTTATGCCCCTATTGCTGCTCAAATAGCTGCTCAGGAAGCCATCCATAACGAGTCCTATTCCTATGTCCTGTCCTCTTTAGTTCCACTTGACGTACAGAACAAGGTATTCCACGATGCTAAACATGATCCTATGGTGCAGAAGCGTAATGCTAGGGTGGAGCAGCTTTATGATAAATTCATCAATGATCCTACACCACAGAACTTCTTTGAGGCTTTGATAGGCACAGTTGTGCTTGAGGGTGTGAATTTTTATACAGCGTTCACTTTGTTCTACAACTTTGCACGTAATCAGATGATGCTTGGATCGTCTACAATGATTGGGTACATCCATCGTGATGAAGTACAACACGCCTATGTATTCAGTCAGATGGTACGGTTCCTGTTGGCTGAAATGCCAGAACTGAATACAGAAGCTAACGTTCAGTTCATTTACGATATGCTTATCGAAGCTACGGAACTGGAAATCGAGTGGTCACGATACGCTCTTCATGGAGTTGATGGTATCGACCTTGATGACCTTGAAGGGTATATCAAGAAGCTCTGTAACCGTAGACTGCGTGGTCTTGGACTGGAAGACCACTATGAGGGCATAGATAACGCTATGACATGGATGATAGCCTTCGATGACAACTCCGACCAAAATACCAAGACAGATACGTTTGAGCAGAAATCTAGGAACTACAAGAAGGTTGACGGTGACAACGACCTAGACGACCTATAATAGGCAGGGGAGAAGTCTAGGCTTCTCCCTTTCCTTTTTATAAGGAGTTGATGGACGTGAAGGAGACTGACCTATATGAGCCCGTGAAGAAGTGGCTTGAAGCCAAGGGTTATAAGGTATTCCCTGAGATAGAGCTTCGTGGTACCAGAGCTGATGTAGTGGGTATCAAGGAAGGCTCATCAATCATAGTTGAGCTAAAGACTTCTCTTTCTAGGGACTTGATAGATCAAGGACTTAGGTGGAGGTCAAGAGGATCAGCCAATCTCATATACTTGGCTAGCCCAAAGCGAACCAGACCCATACCAGAGGACATAAATGACTTATTGCTTAAGGTTGGCTTAGGACTAATCACAGTGCATCCTGATGGGTGTATCGAACATATACAGTCCAAGTCTCACCTAGTAAACGATAAGTATGATATATCCAAGTCTATTACTCCTCTACATGAGGAGATAGACATTCAGGGTGGACACTATGGCGGTGGTTACCTTACAGGTTACAAAGCAACTATAATGATGGTTCAAAAGTTCTTGGAGTCTAAAGGATCACAGTGGGTCTCAATAGATGACATCATAGCAGCCTGCAAGACTCACTACACTGGGAACGTGCGGTCATCGCTGGCTAAGTCCCTTAAGGAATGGGAACACGGCTGGTGTGAACATTCAGTTAGGAAGAGAAGGCTACACTTCAGATGTAAGGTGGTGAAGAAATGACTAGTATATTCTGGATGATTCTAGGACTAGGGGTAGCTATACCAGGCACAATTGTCCTCATCGTCAATATGGTGTTGTCTCTAGTAGCCAAAGATAATTATACTTTAGACCTCAAGAAGATCGGTATGGTATATTTTATCACTCTTCTTGGGTACGCTACAGTATTCGGAATCGAGGTGTGAACACTATGCAGGAGACAAAAGCCGGATGGTATCCTAACGTTAAGCCATTCACTAGTAGGGAAGAAGATGAAGCATCTAAGTCCCTAAAAGAAATGAATGGACGGAAAGAGCTAGGCAACACTATGGGGAAGTCTGATTCTATGCAGAAGCGCGTAGAAATGGACTTGTTCAAAGGAGGTATGAAATAATGGCAGATCAATCCACTGGCTATACTTTCCTTAAATGGAATGGGCAGTATGGGTCTCCCGCTAAGTTCATCGTTAGAGACAACTCTAACGGTCAGCAAGCGGTATTTACCCCAGGACGTACCCAGGATCTAGTTTGGACTAAGGCTGATCTATCAGCTGACCCACAGATCAAGGATTGGCAGGACTTTGGTAATGAAACTGTACCCGAGTTGGAGCCAATAGCATTCTGATATGAGGAACGTGCTGTAAGCCATGGAGCAATCCATGGCTTATTTTATTTTTACAGAGCATTCCGCTAGGGGGTGAATTACATGAATCTTTATATAGATCTGGCCAAGGGCACAATGAATACTACCAAGCTGGTAAAAAGGGCAGTTCAGGTTCATGGTAAAGGTGGTAAAATCTTTACCAGACAGCAATGGGTAGACCCCAGTGACAACCAACCTGTTGTAGAGCACAGTAGTCATCATGAAGACCCCCACATGGAACGTATCGGCAGATTGGACGTTATGCAGAAGCATGAGCTTGTGGGAAATTATATAAGGGATCATAAGGACAAAGCGGTCAAAATGGCACATGCCACAGGTTTGGATGGCGAAGGTCATGAGTCCCCAATTGCCCTAAGAAACCATATTATGCAACACGTTGACAAGATTCCTATGCGTCATATAAGGGATCATCTGAAATTCTTAGCGCCCCACGAAACAGATCACCCTAGTAGGGAGGGCATAGCACCACCTCATATTAAGGACACTGATCATGGGCTGTCTGATGAAGAGCTAGCAAAGCGTTCAGGTGAAGGTGCTGGCATAGACTTCTCTAACATGACTAAGGGAAGCAAGGTGTCAGATGTATTCTCTACAGAGCTTGACAGCTCCCAGCATGAGCTTAATAGAGGCTCTAACGATAGCAAGTATGGATCGACCAAGGGAAAGGGTATTAAGGCTGATAAGGTCTTCAATAATCTATTCAAGGGTGCTAGTGTGGAGTTCTTGGAGGATGTGTTTAGTCACCCTGAGGGGCACTGGAAGGCTACCATGGTCGATGTGCAAGTCTATCATGACAAAGGCTATGTCCATGCTGATGTGGGGTTCTCCTTTAAAGACGCCAAGGGTAATAAAGTTGGTAGTGTCACAAGGGTAGTTACCCGTAAGGAAGATGGCTTGCATGTGGAAAATCATACCTTGGAGCTTGAGAAGAAATATCAGGGCAAGGGTATGGCAGAGACTTTGTACAATCGTACGGAAGCCTTGTGGAGACACCTTGGTAGTGGTAATCCGGTTCATATTAACCTGCTTGCCAATATCTCAGTAGGCATGTACGCTTGGGCTAAGAAAGGTTTCGACTTCGCTCATCCGTCTATGGCTGACAGGGCTAGGGATGAACTGAAGAGGTGGGTGTCTAAGAACCAACTAGACCTTACAGAAACCCTAGAATCCTGCGGGTACAAGAGCATAAATGACATTAAGCATACTTGGCAGTTTGCCGCTCTGGATGATGGCAATAAGTATGACTTTAAGGGTACTAAGGATAATAATGGTGCCCGATTCAAGGACGTGAACGGTAATGGACATTTAGGAAAAGCCTTTATGCTTACAGGCAAGGACTCATGGTATGGAGTTAAAACGCTCAATAGCAGTGATCATCCTCATGAAGAGATACACTCTTTAAGCTTGGAGCATGCTGGCAGAATAGGGGGTTAACACATGGCTGGTAAAGTAATACAGGTCATACCAACTGTAACCGTCACCCCTAAAGGCAGAGAAGGTCTTATGAAGGGTGAAGACGGCAGCACTGTACACGACGATTCGTGGCTCCACCATGAGGTACTATCAGACGACTATGAGCGCAACACGAATAGAGCTATAAATATGAAATACCGCACCTTGAAGCCTGAGAAGGACGTAGACAAGTCTTTGGGTCTATATATTGACTTAGGGAAGTCTATGGGTCACCTTAACACCTCTAAGTTAGTTAAGAAGCCTATTCAAGTGCATGGTAAGAACGGTACGACATTTACCCGTATGCAGTGGGTGGATGCCACCACTGGCCAGCCTGTAGCTGAGCATAACGCCAATCAGAAGGCTTTCATAGATCAACATGTGAAGCAGATGTCAACGGACGAGAAGTATAAACATCTGATGGATCATAAGGTAGAGTGGAAGCACAATGACCATGCAGCCATTCTACACAAGAATAAGGTTGAGGCGGTTAAACAGCACTTGTACAAGAATCCTCACTTGGCTGGGGCTGAGCACCTACCTACCCATGAGGATAAGAACTCGGAAGGTACGGATCGTATCAACGAGTGGTCTAACAACTTTGCTAAGAATGATAGGGAGAAATTGTATCAGCTTATGTCCAAGTTTGGCATAGCAGATCAAGACCCTAAGGTAGCTAATCCAGACGACAAAGCTCATCCTATTAAGCATATGCATAATATGATGAAGTTTAAGGGCTACCTGAAGGACAATCCCCACCATATGGAAGACCCTGATCACCAGCCTAGTGTGTCTGCCAAACCTAAGGCTAATAGTAGCACCCAGACCAGAGCTGAAAAGGGTGGTAACACCATTGAGGGTGTTATGAAGTCCATGAGCAGGGCTGAGTTATACAGCCTAATGAAGCAACATGGCATCGCTGAAGCTGACCCACTGGAGGTCGATCCTAATGACAAGGTAGCCCCTATCAAGCACATGCGTAATATGCAACAGCTTAAGAAGTTCGTTGAAACCAGTCCACATGTACTGAACCTAGACGAAAACTTTAGCTCTCATGGGCATGAAGCTGAACAGAGGGCTGGTATGGATGACTCCCAGAAGCACAGGCAGTCTGTAAAGGACTTCCTAGACAGTATGAGCCCTGAGCTAAAACATAGTGTGGCTAAGGGTTACAGCGATCACCCTATAATGAAGAACCGTATAAAGTCTGAGCACTCCCATGTGGATAATATGCACAAAGTATCCGCTCTACGTCAGATATTTGAAAAGCATCCAGAGCTTATGGATAAGCACAAGGGAGAAGCTAATAATGAAAGCCTAATGAAGCTCACAATTGGTAACAAGAACATGGCTAGGGTTTTGAGACAGTTCCTACAGCTCAAGGGTGTGGGAGACGTTAGAAACGTAGAGCCTGGAGTGGAATGGGCATTCGGGGACAGTAGCTTCGTTCGTAGGGAAATGGATGACTCAGGAAAGCCTATACTGTCAGTAGTAGACACTGGTAAGGATGGGGAGAGCTGGGATGAACATACGATCAACTTATCTGAAGTTAAGACCTTCTTAGAAGGTGGAAAGAGCTCAGATGACGTATTGAAGTCCTTAGATGAGTACGAGATTATCAACTGGGGGTGAGACATATGTTGCTGCTAGTAACCACCGATGAGGGTGCTGACTTACTGAAGGGTAAGAACAATCGGGATGGTCTTATTCAACAGGTTATTACTTACGTGCGTGACGGTCATACCGTCACCCGTAAGCAGTGGGTTCGTAGTGAGTTTGCAGACCACGCTAAGAAGAACGAGGAAGAGAAGAAAAAGACTATCCTAGAGGAACAAGAGCGTGAGGATGCTAAACGCAAACGGGATATTGCTGATAACAATGAGAAGAAGGCTAACCAGGATAAGCGTGCCCGTAAGAAGGTTAAGGCTCGTGCTGAGGAAGAGAGTGAGTCCCAACACGGTAGGGTACATCATGTGACTGATAAGCAGATGCAGGAATATAAGCTGAAGCTTAAACAACGCGCTAAGGATCGTAAGAAAGAGGACGAGAAGCGCAAGGAGTCACAGAATAAGGACAATAAGAAGGAAAAGAAAAAGGATAGCAAGCACAGTAGGTATGGTCAGTCTGACCAGACTAGAGCTGATAATAAGGCAGAACAACAGCTCATCATTAACCCGAAATAGTAGGAGGGTGGCATACACTACGTGTATGCTATTTTTGCTCCAACACTGATATTATGCTAGTGAGAGATTTTTTACTAAGGAGGTGTTACCATGGGACTGATGGATAATCTGTTTAGGTCGCTTCGATTAGGCACCACTTCGATTACCCATAACACGGCAGACATTAGCGACAACCTCTCTAAGTCTGAGCGTGTACAAGAAGCTAAATCCATTATAGAAGACCCTCTTGCCCTAGTGCAGAGTTTGGGATATAAGGACAAGCCATATTCTCTTACGTTCGATACTCTAAAGAAGATGTCGAATCGCAACTCTGTTATAGCTTCTATCGTTACCACTAGGATCAATCAGGTGTCCACGTTCTCCCAGCCAGCTAGGTACTCTAAGGATGGGGTGGGATTCGAGATTACCCTACGTGATCCTAAGGCTAACCCTACGGATGATCAGAATCGTATCATCATGGCTATGGAGTCCTTCTTGGAGAACTGCGGATACGATTATGACCCATCAAGGGATAACTTTGACTCCTTCCTACGTAAGGTGGTACGGGATTCTCTTGTATACGACCAGTTGACCTTTGAAATAGTGCCTGATAGGGCTGGACGTCCGGCAGAGATACATGCTGTAGATGCTGCCACTATTCGTGCTGCTTCTAGTCAGGATAATGCTGATGACGATGGGTTTATCCATCCTACTACAGTGGACAAGGATGGCATACGCTGGGTTCAGATCAACAACAGTACTCCTATAGCGGAGTTCTCTGGTAAAGAGTTAGCCTTTGCTGTGCGTAACCCACGCACGGACATTAATATCCAGCCATATGGATTTTCAGAGCTAGAGGTTCTTATACATCAGGTGACGTCACATCTATGGGCAGAAGAGTATAACTCACGTTACTTCTCTCAAGGGGGTACCACCAAGGGTATCTTGAACCTCAAGGGTCAGAATATCTCTAAGGAGCAGTTGGATGCCTTCCGTAGGCAATGGACAGCTCAAATCGCAGGTATGACAGGGGCATGGAAGACTCCGGTAGTATCCGTTGACGGTTTGGAGTACATTAACGTATCCCAATCGAACCGTGAGATGGAATATGAAATGTGGATGAACTACCTGATCAATATCTGCTGTGCTGTATACCAGATCGACCCAGCCGAGATTAACTTCCCTAACCGTGGAGGTAGTGGTGGTAGTGGTGGTGGTCTAGGTGAGGGTGGTATTGAAGACCGTCTAAAGAACTCTAAGGATAAGGGGCTAAGACCCTTACTAAGGTTCATAGAGTCGGTCATCAACAGGTTTATCATACGGCGCTTTGGCTCCGACTACACATTCAACTTTGTAGGACTGGATAAGGAGTCGGAGACTGAAAAGCTTACTGTTACCGATAAGCAAGTACGCTCCTTCAAGACTATCAATGAGATTCGTAAGGAAAAGGACATGCCACCTCTGGACAATGGGGATATTGTACTTGATCCTACCTACACCAACTATGTGCTACAGAAAGAACAGGCAGATCAGATGGCACAGATGGGTGGTGGAGACCCTAACGACCCTAATGGCGGTGGTGCTCCTCCAGATGATCAGGAAGTAGACCCAGAAGAGGCACAACAGCAACAACAAGACCAGCAGATATCGGACAGCATAGACGATCAGTATAGTAAGTAGCGTATATAATCCGATCAATGACCCTATGTGATTTTATAAGCATAGGGTCATTTTGATATTCTATATTGTCAAGGGGGTGAGCATATGCAAGACTTATTCAAGTTCCGACTGGATGCAGATGTAGTAAAGTCTGAGGGAGCCGACGAAGGACGTAGGTTCATTAGAGGATACGCATCCACTGAGACTGAGGATAGACAGGGTGAGACTCTGGTACAAAAGGGTCTGGATATATCGGACTTCATGCGTCACGGTTGGTTCAACTATGACCATGATAACAGCATCATCCTAGGATATCCAGTAGATGGCTGTCGCGTTGATGATAAGGGGTTCTGGGTAGAGGGTGAGCTATTGAAAGGTATTCCGGTAGCTGATCGTATCTGGGACTTAGCTATAGCGCTAAAGAAATCCAATGCACCTCGCAAAGTAGGATTCTCTGTCGAGGGTAAGGTTTTGGAGCGTGATGGTGGGCGTATCGTCAAGGCGAAAATTTATAATGTCGCTATTACAGTAAACCCTGTTAATACAACTTGCTCATGGGAAGCTATAGTGAAGTCCTTTAATGGGACTGCCGCTTTGGAGCCAGTGAGTAAGGCACTAGAAGCAGGGCATGAGGTCAATCCGCTAGAGCTTGAAGGCGGTGGGGTATTTCGTAAGGAGGACTTAGAAAAAGACCTCCACAATTTATCCTATGTGATCGGCGATGAGGAGAAGAAGAAAATTCTAAAGCAGAAGCTATCCACTAAGAAATCCATGAATACGAATGAACTAGCCCTGTACTTGCACCTAACGCAAGGATGGTCTAGGGATCAGTCCATGGACTTCATAGCTAACCATATCAAATAGGAGGTGCGCCCTACATGTCTAAAGTAGACGAAATCATTAACAAGTCTTTAGATGAGATCGACGCTATCGTATCGGAAATTAAGAAGGGAAATACGGAAGCGGAGCTATCTAAAGCTGTAGGAGACGAAGACCTAGCGCCTGAGGATGTATCCGATGACGCTCCCGCTGCTGACGATGGTACCGAAGGTGCTGGCGACGATGCAGGTGCAGGTGATGAAGGTGTTGGGGATGACGCTGACGTAGATACAGATGCAGAGCCCGAGCAGAACGAACAGGAAGACGAGGAAGTAGAGAAGTCCCTAGAGGGCACTCTAAAGTCTAACGACAATGTCAAAAAGGCACTGGAAGTTAGTGAATTCCTTGATACTCTAGTAAAGGGTATCTCCGGTGATCTGCTAGCTCAGCGTGCTGAGTTGTCTAAGTCGATCGAATCCACTAGCCATTCTAACGAGCTTCTAGCGAAGTCCTTTGTGGGTATCGCTAAGTCTCAGAGAGTGGTACTGGAGACACAGGCGGAACTTCTTAAGTCGGTACGTGCTCTAAGCACTCGTCTTCAGAAGATCGAAGCCCAACCTCAGGTACGTAAGTCTGTAGCTACGGCTCCACAGGCTCAGGTACTAGAGAAAGCTTTCGGTGGAGACAATGCGGCGGCTAGTACTCAGCTATCCAAGTCTCAAGTGTCTGCTAAGCTGTTCCAAGGTATCCAAGAAGGTAAGGTTACCCAAGACGAGCTGTTAGCGTTTGAGTCCCTTGGCACTATGGGCGCTCTGTCGGCCAATGCTGTGGCTTACGTAAACAGTAAGTAATCATATTAATTCGGAGGTGTAAACGCCAATGCTACAGAACATGCTGACTAACGGGCATACTGGTTTCGGTAACGCTACCCAAGCCGAAGTGGACACGCTTAACAAAGCGTTGGAAGCTGGCTATGAGGTTAACCCGCTTAACCTTGAGGGCGGTGGCGCGTTCCGTGTTGAGTCCCTAGAGAACAGCCTTAAAGTGCTGACTTACGGCGATCAACATATCAAATTCTGGAAGAAAATTCCTAAACAAACGGCTTACAGTACCGTTGAGCAATACGGGCAATTGATCGACTACGGTCGTTCGCAAGGGGCGTTCGTAGGTGAGGGTGTGCTGCCAGACAGCAACGATTCTACTTACGCACGTAAGGCTGCTTTCGTGAAGTTCCTAGGAACGACACGTGAAGTATCCCACCCAATGACGCTCGTAAACAGCGCATTCGGTAACGTGGTTGCACGTCAGAACCAAGACGGTATCCTTTGGATGCTGAAACAGCTAGAGCAATCCCTCTTCTGGGGCGATAGCAAACTAGCTCCTGGCGGTAACGAAGGACTGGAGTTCGATGGTCTGAATAAGATGATCGACCCGATCAATACGATCGACCTCAAGGGTACGTATCTCGAAGAGAAGCATATCAACTGGGGCGCTCAGATGATCATCCAGAACTACGGTACTCCTACTGACCTGTACCTGCCGTTCGAGGTTATGGCACAGTTCAGCCAAGAGTTCTTCCCTAAAGAGCGTGTTATCATGCCTACGGCGACTGGTTACCAAGCGGGCGTAGTTGTTAACAAGTTCATGACACACGGCGGTGAGGTAGAGTTCAATCCGAATATCTTCCTTAACAAAACTCGCCCACTGAGCATGAACGCTAGCAGCTTCAAGTCCCCTGCGGTAGGAACTCTGACTTACACCGCTGGTGGTGGGGTAGACCTTGTGGGTACTGCGGGTCAATTCGGTAAGCAAGGTGCTGGTGTGTACAAGTTCCGTGTAACGTTCAATAACGCACACGGCGAGTCGATCCCTTCCAATGAGGTTACTGTAACTCTTGGTAGCTCCGATCTGGCTAAGAGCGTTCAGCTCCATGTCACTAACCCAGCTTCCACAGCGTTCCCTATCGAGTTCATTCGTATCTACCGTTCTGAAAAAGACGGTGATGCGCTGTACGAGGTAGCTAAGGTTGCTGTAACGACTCCGGTATCTAGCGGCGAGACTGTATTCGTGGACAAGGGCGAAGTAATCGCCAACACGTACACAGCGTTCATGGGTGAAATGAGCCCTGACATCCTAGCGTTCAAGCAATTGGCGCCTATGATGAAGATGGATCTGGCTACCCTTGGCCCAGTAATCCGCTGGATGATCCTGCTGTACGGTGTACCTGTTCTGTACGCTCCACGTAAATGGATGCGCTTCACGAACATTAAAGCCGACGTACCTGGCTTCATCGGAGCCTAATATACCAGCGATAGCTGCGTAACATCCTAGTAGGGAGTGAATACAATTCACTCCCTATTATGTTTTTCTGGACATAAAGCGATTATAAATGAGTGAAACCTATATCTATTTAGGAGGTAACAAATATGTCGTTCAAAGTAGTCAACCTGAAATTAGCTGGAAAGCTCGTAGGAATCTCCATGGAGGACGTACAGTTCGATGCTAACGGCGTAGGGGAAATCCAGTCCGAAGCAATGTACCATGAGGTTCTAACCTTCCCTAACTTCTTTGCATTCGATGCCGAAGCAGAAGCTAAGGCTAAGGAAGAAGAGGAATTAGCGGCTAAGCTAGCTGAAGAAGCTAGAGCGGCTGAGGAAGCGGAAGCCCTTAGGTTGCAGGAAGAGCAGGAGAAGGCACAACAAGCAGCTATAGAAGCGGCTGAAGCAGCAGAAGCGGCTAAAAAGGCAGAGGAAGCTAAGAAAGCCGAAGAATCCTCTAAGGAAGTTAAGAAGTCTGCCACTAGCTCCAAGAAGTAAGGGGTGATACCGAATGAAGTTCACTGAGGTTAATAGCCAGTTCCTTAGAGAGAACTACCTATTCGGGGTTCCTCTGGAGGATATGTACGGTAACAAGATGAAGGAAGGTATGTTAGAGCACTACATCCGTTCTGCTGTACAGCATACCCAGCGCATGTTGCAGATAGTCATTGAGCCTGTTGAGATAGAGAATGAAGTGCATGATTACTATGCAAATGACTTCTTACAGTGGGCATTCTTGGTACTGCATAAGCGACCTATCCTTGAAGTAAGTGCTCTTTCAATGTACTTTGGGGGCACTGAAATGTTCCGTATACCGCAAGACTGGATTCGGTCTTACCCTAACTCTGGTCAGATTCAGTTATTCCCAGTATCGGGCTCATCTGGTAGCTTGATCCTTACTGCTAATGGATCGTTTATGCCTGTCCTGCTTGGACAGTACCAAAACGCTCCTAGCTTGTGGAGGGTTAGTTACAAGGCTGGTATGGAGGATATACCTGAAGACCTAGTAGAGTATATCATGAAGCGTGCTTCGGTCGGTATCCTACAGGTATGGGGTGACCTTATCATAGGTGCGGGTATAGCCAACCAAACCATCAGTATTGATGGGCTGTCTCAGTCTATCGGTACTACACAGTCTCCTGAGTTCTCTGGTGCGGGTGCCCGTATCAAGAACTATATGGATGACATGAAAGAGCTGGAAAGACGTCTTAAGGATACGTATCTCGGGATTAATCTCGGGGTGCTATAGGGGGTGAGGGTATGAATCAAGAGAACGCGATGGGGTTTATGGTTCCTAGGGCAGACCTTAAGCCAGAGACCTTTGATACCCTCATCACCCAGAAGGGTTACAAGGTTATATGGGAGCAAGGTATGTTTTGCTCATGCTACTCCTCTGACTCTGGACAGCCGGACTACTCCTGCCCCGCATGCAAGGGTAAGGGATATGTATACTTCAGCCCTAAAGAAACAAGGGCTATAGTGACGTCTATCAATGGTCGTAAGGAGCAAGAGCATATAGGTCTGAATGAGGTCGGTGGGGCATACCTGACACCTCTCAGTACTGACAATGTAGGCTTCCGAGACAGGTTTACATTCTTAGACTTCACTATGAAGTTCTCTCAGCTACTTATAAGAGGGGCTCCTGGTGACCCTGATATACTCAGATATCCAGCTAATGACATCACCTGCCTAAGACTGCTGAACGAGGTCTATAAAAGGGGCATAGACTTCGATCTGTCTCACGATGGTAAGCAGATCACATGGCTAAGGGAAGTTATGGATGAGGCAACTCAATACTCTGTTCTATATGATACCCAAGCTGTGTACATTGCTATTAACCCAATACATGAGTTGCGGGGGACATACACCATGTACAAGGCTGGTGGAATGGAGCAGTTTGTAAAGCTGCCTAAGCAATTCCAGATCAAGCGCGAGGACTTCCTAGATGATTCTACAACTATCCAGCGATAGTACATTCTCTCTAGCCCCTGAAGTCACCCAGCTTTTACTAGACCTTCAAAAGTCCTACCGACAGAAATCTACGGGTTCTGGGGCAGGATATAAGAGGTCTAAATCTTTAGTCAAGGCTAAGGATAACTGGCTTTTGATGAATCAAGGGCTGTCCATAAAACCAGCCATAGCCAATCCCGCAAAGCTACTACAGTGGGGTAGGTCAGCTACACCAGTAGCAGCTACTCCAACTTGGGGTAGAACCCATAGGATGCAACCTAAACAGGCTGTTCCTTCTGCTAAGGTTAGCATGCCTGACCCCTCTAGTGTGCTATATCACCATACTAGTGTGGTACGCAGTAATGGGAAGGGCAACAGCAATGTATATGACACCTTTGCCAACGTAATACAATCTGGTATGGCTCAGTCATTTGGGAAAGATAGAGGGTGATAATAGGTGATACCTTTAGTTGAAGATTATTTAAGTGAGTTGATACAAAGCAAGCTAGGTTATCTGAAGGCTAATCCGGAATACGTTGGTTCCGTGTTGTCCACCAGTGAGACTAGGCTAGCTAAACTTAGGGCGTATTTACAGTCCACGCCTATCAAAGTCATCAAAGGTTATCCTAGAACACCTAATGAACTCCCATGTGTGTGCATACTGCTCTCAAATGAGGAGGAAAGTCAGATTGGGCTAGGTGACTATATAGATGACGAGGATGCAGACATCCGTCAGCATACTGCTGAGGGAGAGGTCGTATTCAGGGCTGATGGCGACATGGGAGCACCCTATACAAGGGTACCAAACGTACCTTTGGTAGGAGTCTACCAAGTCGTTAACAAAACTAAAGGCTTTGTATTAGACCCAGATGGATACTACGTAGCCAATGAGTCTCAAGGTCTGATAGCCTTCACCACAGACGAGGTAGAGGATGAGGACATAGTAGAGATCACCTTCGATTATAGACATACGGCTAAAGTCCATATGGAAACCTTATATGAGGTCAACTATAGGCTGGAATGCTGGTCACAGAATGGTGACTTGACTGTAGACCTTTACCACCTTGTGAAGTGGTCTCTACTGTCCGGTAGGGATGGTTTAGACGGCAAGGGCTTGTTCAGACAGAAGCTAGGTGGAACTGACTTCGAGCCAGCTACTAGCTACTTCCCTGAATTCGTATATAGAAGAGCTCTAACCTTCTGGTGTCAGATCGCCCCATCCGTTCCTATAGAGGACATCACCTATGTAGGCGGTGTGGAGGTTAACCAGTCGGTATCCTTTGACACAGGAGGTCGTACCGATGACTAAGAAAGTGCAAGAATCGGTAACTCGCACTCCCATTTCCCTACAGCCACCACAACCTCGTATCCATAGAAAAGAGTTCCTGTTCACAGTCAGAGACATGACTGAGGTACAGAAGGCTGGATTTATCGCCTATGCGGGTGGTAAAGAGTGGATGCGGCTTAGCGAGTGGCGTGAGTTGCTTGAACAGTACAAGAATCGTAAACTCTAGTAAAGGGGTGTAACCAATGGCACTTAACGACTACGGCGTAAACTTTAATGGACGTAGAATTGTGCATCCGGGGGCTTATGATAGCATTGATGCTTCGGCTATGACTGCTGTCACTCCTGGTGGGCTTAACTTGCCTGTAGTGGTGGGAAAAGCTTTGGCAGGTAAGGCTGGGGAAATCAAATACTTCTCTGGTACTGATACTGCTAGAGAGTACCTGCGCGGTGGAGACTTGATGACCGCTCTGGAACTTATGTTCTCTCCTACTCCTGAGGGTGGTGGCGGTGCTAGCCGAGTTGGTGTTGTTGTAGCCAATGAGACTACACAGGCTGCTGTTACAGCAGGTGGCATTGAACAAAAATCTGTCGAGTATGGTGACGGTGGTAATCGCATTCTAGCTAAGCTGGAAGCGGGCACTATTACAGGTAGCAAGAAATACACTGTAACCCGTTGGGACTTGGACAAAGCGGAAGTGTACGACAATGTGGGGGCGGTAATCGACCTTGAGTACACTGGGGCTGACGCGTATGCGGTGGTTACGGTTACTGTGGTTGACTCCAAAGCCACTAAGATCACAGTAGAGACTGGTGTAGATGCCGCTGCCGCTACAGTAGACCTTGAGATCAACCTCACTACTGGACAGTTCGCTACCATCGACGATGTCATCGCTCATATCTCCGGCGTATCTGGATACACGGCTAAGTTCGTTGAGCTAGCTAGCGCTGGGCTGGACGTAACTAAGCTCGATGCTGTCGCAGACGTAAACATCAAGACTGGAGGGTACTTGAAGGCTGTTAAAGCTGATCTTGAGTACCGTGTCAACAATAACTCCGAGTTGGTATCTGTTGAGGTAGGTGGTGCTATTACAGACTTCGACTCCACATACCTAACTGGAGGATCAGTTGGTACTACCCCATCTTCATGGTCTGCATACTTCGACACTATCAAGCGTCAGTTCTCTGACATCCTTGTGGTGCTAACCGATGACGCTTCTATCCATGCAGAGGCTCTAAGCCATGTGGGAGTAATGGAGCGCCGTAACCAGAAGCAGTTGCTATTCGTTGGTGGTGGAGTAAACGAGTCCATTACAGCCGTTAAGCAACGTGCGGCAGCTATGAACAGCTCTAGAGCTGTAGTAGCTTATCCTGGTATCTACCATCGGGCACACCAAGGTGGGTTAGTCCCACTCCCAGCATTCTTCACAGCAGCTATGTTGGCAGGACGTGTAGCTGGACTACCTGCTTCCGAACCTATCACGTTTGACTACTTCAGCATCCTAGGGCTTGAAAAAGAGCTGCTAGCAGGTGACCCTGAGGTAGACGATCTGATCACATCGGGGGTAGCGACACTGGAACGAGTACAGAACGGTGGTTTCCGCCTAGTACAGGGTATCACTTCCTACCTTGGTGGCAACAATACCCTGTATCGTGAAATCTCAGTACGTCGCGGGGCAGACAGCCTATCCGAACGTGTACGTAAGACTCTGGAAGACCGCTTTGTCGGTAAGAAAGGTCTACGTGCTACATCCGCTTCTGTCACTACTGCTACAATCGACATTCTGGAACAGGCTATCAAAGATGGTGACATCACGTCATACCGCAACATTGTGGTTCGTGTAGTCGGCACTGTGATCTACGTGGATTACCAAGTAGCTCCTGCTGAACCTACCAACTACATTCTGGTAACCAGCCACTTTGTACCTGAGACTGTATAATAGGAGGTGACCTGACATGGCTACAGTTGATGATCAAACAGTACACTCGGGGCATACCATCAATATCAAAGTGGGTACCGCAATCGTGGGTAAAGCACAAGGTATTGACGGTGAGCGTAACTTCGGTACCGAGGGCGTATATGAAATCGGTTCCATCATGCCACAGGAGCACATCAACCTACGTTACGAGGGCTCTATTAACCTAGAGCGATTCTTCGTTCGTAAGTCTGACCTAGTGAAACTGGGTATGGCTGCTGTAGGTGAGGACGTTCTGAAGAAGGGTACTATTACGATCGAGATTATCGACAAGTATACTCAGAAGACAGTACGTGCCTACCACGGTTGCACAATCGTAACGTATCGTGAGACGTTCCGTGTAAACTCCATTGCAGGTGAGAATGCTACATTCACTTACCTGTATGCCAAAGGAGCAGCGGAAGACACTACACCAACCACTGGTGGAACTGGCGGTACTGCACCTGGTACGCTTCTCGCCTAATAGCGACGAGCCCTATAATAGGAGCATGAGTATGGTTCATCCATCTCATGCTCCTATTTTATTTGTGAATACTATTTAGGAGGAATGAGCCACATGTCTAACATACAGCCGGAAGTGCTGAAAACCATTAGAAGTAAAGCCCTAGCAGAGGTAACAAAGGGTAATAAACGTACTCATGCGTTCTATGCTGAGTTCACTGATATCAACCCTAAGTTCACTAAGGGCAAGTTCGTAGTCCACCACCCAACCCAGCTAGAGCGTATGCAAATAGGTGTGAACAAGTCTGTCCTGTTAGGTGGCGTAATGCCACTTGACAATATCACAGACAATCTGTCTCACATCATGGCTACCCTCGATGTTGTAATTGATGAGAAGCCAACATGGTTTGATGTAGAAGACCCTGACCTGGATTATGATATCCTGGAGGCTGTATTCCTAGAATACATGGAATGGGTAAACTCCTTTCGCAAAAAGCCTACAGGAGATCAACCTAAAGAGCCTAGCACAGACGGACGAAGCGAGGTTCCAGTGGTGGGTAATGAAGGAGTTCAAGGTGCTACCAACGGAGGACAGGTTTCTTAATCTGACCGAGGAGCAGCTACAGCTCTTATATCACCATTGGGAACTGGACATCCAAGCGGCTAAGAAGCCTAGGAACGGTAATACAAACGATCCAGAGTATAAGGACGATGAACCAGAGCATTACCACGACCCAGACTTTGACAAGGAGTGGGACGCCGACGAACCGGATGGGGAACTTGATAGCAACATTGTAGGCGAATCTCCGTCCGTCACCCCTTCCGAATCCTTCGGGGAGGTCGCAACCTCCGATGGGGAAACTCCTACAAATCTTGATAAGAGAGAATGGGAGGAGGTGTAGATATGGCAGCTTCTAATTCGCCCAATAGTGGGTCTCAGCGTAAGGTGAATGTAAAGGTCACAGCTGAGATACAGGAAGCCCTACGTAACTTATCCCAACTGGAACGTCAGGTCAACAAGATAGGCGACCTAGCAGACCAAGGGGAGCGTCAACAAAAGGGCTTCCTTAGCCCTAAACAGGTTGCTATGTATCGTAAGATTCTAGCCGAAATAGAGAAGACTTACGACAAGCATTATGACAACTTGGGTAGGATGAGTCAGGATTATCATGCTAAACAGCAGAAGGCTGTAGCTGATCTGGCTAGGCGACAACAAGCCCTCAATAGGGCACAAGGTGGTAACAAATGGGGGGACGTAGCGTCTCCTAGGATCGTTGAGTATCATGAGCGCAAGCTGAAGGAAGCACAGGGGAATGTGGATACTCTCAGACCTCTAAAGGCTGAACTTGACCGTATGGCTGAGATCATGCGTCAGATAGAGGGAGAGCGCAATAGGGGAGGTACTCATGCGGATCGTGTAAACAATTTGCATGAGCTAGACCCTTATACCAAGCACCAGATGCAAGCTATGGTCAACGTGGCGGGCAGCACTGGAATTATATCTTCCATAGGTGCCCTAGTCAACTACCTAGGAACTGGTAAAGACCTTGTACGTGACCGTGAGGCTAGGGTGCGTGACATTACTCAACGTGGAGCTTATGATGGTAGTGATGAGTCTAACATCAGCCGCCTAGAAAAGGTAGGTCGTGAATACGGCTACAACTCCTCTGATACTGTTGCCTTACAATCCCTACTGATGCAGGGGGGTACTGGAGACCGTGCCAAGTCCTTGCAGGACGTTGAATCTGGTCAGCAGTTTGGTAGGGCTTTCGGTGTAGGCTCTGATGCTCTAGCTCCTGGGTTTAACATGTTTAGGCAAATGGGTACTATGGAAGAAGGTGATATGAAGCACTTTGCTGAGTTGATTGCAGGTGCTATATCAGCCACTAACATGGACGGTAGGCAGGAAGAAATGATCCGGTCTACTACCCTCTTAGCCAGCAGTGTAAGCCAAGGGTTAGTTAAGATGAGCGAACAGCAATTTGGTAACATTGCTTCCCTACAAGCAGCTATTGGCTCCGCTACCCCTGAGCTTAGAGGTGACCGTGGTGCCGCTATGCTTACTAATCTTGACCAAGGTATCAAGGGAGCTGACCACAACCTAGAACTTCTAATGGGTAAGGGTACTGAATTCACAGGGATTGAAGGTTACTACCAACTCCAGCTATTGAAGGAGGAAGGTCTATCTAACCCAGACAACCTTAAACGTATTCTACAGAATACAGACAAGGGTCTAGGAACTAGAGAGATGCGTAACCTAGCCTTGAGGAATTTCGGTCTGTCATTGCACCAAATAGAGGAGCTAGAAAAGAACGGCACCTTTGATAAGATCAAGAATGGGGAAATGGAGTTTACTCCAGACATGCTAGAGAACTTAGGTACTCAAAAGCTGTCTGAGCAAACAGACTCCTATAAGGACTCTGAAACGGCTACAAGGCAAGTGAATGACGCTGCCCAAGAGATTCGTCAGCGTAACGTAGCAGACGAGTATGAGGCAACTGGTAGCTGGGTCATGGATAAGTTCAACAGTATGCCTGACTGGGCTCAAAAGACTGCCGTATTTGGTGGTGCTCTAGGTGGCATGTTGTTTGGAGGTAAGATTATACGTGGTGCTGGCAGTCTACTGCAAAAGGGCTACAAGGCTATTAGACCTACTATAGGTGCTGCTGGGGCAGCAGGTGGAGCGGCAGGTGCAGGTGGTGGTATAGCAGGATGGTGGAATAGGTTACGTGGTGGAGGTGGAGGTACCCCTCCCACAGGAACACCTCCAGTACCCCCTACGGGCGGTACACCACCTACAGGTGGGGCTAGACCTCCTGTTATACTTGGCCCAAATGGTCAACCTCTACCCCCTAGTACTCCACCTGTTCCCCCTACTCCACCTGCACCTCCTAAGGGTGGTTTCTGGAACAGTCTTGGCAAGGGTGGGAAGAACCTACTCAAGGGTGGGGGAAAGGTACTTGGCCCAGTAGGTCAAGTAATGACCTTTGACTTCGTAGACAAAATAGGCTATGACTTCGCAGACTGGTTCTGGGGGCATAGGGAAGGAGATAAGTACAATACTCCTGGTCTATTCGACAATCCCTTTGCACAACAGGAGGTACACAAGGAAACCAAGTCTTGGGTAGGTAAACGCCTATGGGATGATGTGTCAGATCGCTTCAGTAAGGAAGGTCGTAAAGAAGCGGCTGATGATCTAGCTGTGCGTAACTACAAGTTCAATCATCCAGAGTCGGCTAGCAAGTCCAACGAGGAGATACTACAGCTATCCAAAGACGAGAGCGTTAGGAAGCAAGAGGAATTCCGTAAGATGTTAGACCCAAATGGGGATGCTGCTAGATTTGGAGAAATGCTAAAGGCTCATGCTAAACAGCCTACTCCTGCTCCTGTAATACCCTCCTTGACCAATACCCCGGATATCCTATCTCTTGGTAAGGGGCCATTGACTAAGGAAGCAGCCCTAAAGGAAATGGGATTCCAGCAACCTAACTGGTTGGTAGACTTCTCTGATGCCATCGAGAACTGGGAGAAATCCCTAGACAAGAAGGCTACTATAACCCAGGAGCACACAGTCAAGGTTGTCATAGATGGTAAGATAGACGGTATGACACCTGAGAATCAGAACGAGGTTAAGGACGCTATGATACCATTCTTCCAGAATGGTCAGTACAATCCATTCAATCTTAATCTGATGTTTGATCAGAAGAGAAGATAAATAGGGGTGACAAAAGATGAAGGTTACTCACTACCTACCGGAAGCAGTTGTTACCTTCTACACGGAATCAGGTGAGCTAATAGCTCGGGCAAGTGGTATCGAGTCTAAAAAGTTCGATGATGACGTTATAAGCATACAGACTGTGAGGGATATGGGGGCTGATGCCCCCACTTTTTCTATAAACCTAGTGAACCGTAAGCCTTGGCAGGAGTGGGTGACACCTAACGATATGGTTACTATAACCATGTGTAGACCACCAGAAGCTAAGGCTACGGTATTTTTTGGATTAGTGGATGACATCCGTAAGAAAGTCGTAATGGCATCTAGCAACTCTCAGCGTGTAGTAACGGTCACTGGGAGAGGGATGGCTAAGGCTTTCATTCAATTCGATGTAGGTCATGTGCCCGAGGTGGAGTATCAGGACAATAGCATAGGTTGGTTGTATGCCAACAATGTGGTTATAGCAGGCAAGACAGGGAAGGAAGTTATCTCAGCGCTATGGGACAATATAGCCAAGAAACACGTCAACTACAAGTGGGAGAATGGACAGCAGTTATTCGATGTCATTACCCATAACCTAACGGCTAGACCTGGTCTGACTCTGCTAGACTCCGCTCAGTTAATCAACTGGCAAGGTAGTATGTGGTCATTTATCAAGGAGATAGCCGACGAGCCCTTCAATGAGGTTTATTGGGAGATAGAGGAGGGTAAACCTACCCTCATACACCGTCCTACACCGTTCAGTCAGGACATATGGATCAATTTACCTGTGCTGGAGATAACCGATGAGGAAGTCAATATTGACAGTATAGGTAGGAGTGATGTCGAAACCTATACCCTGTTCTCAGTGGGTGCCAAGGCTCTGTATGCCGATGCAGACGTATTCAAGACCTTTGGCATAGCTCCTTTGTGGTATAAACCTTATGCAGCTAAGTATGGTATCCGCAGACTTCACTTTGAAACCCTGTACGCTGCTATGGGTAGTGAAAATGACTTGAATAGTACAGATGCCCTGATAACCCTAAGAGACGACCTATATAACTGGAACGTCAAGAACAACTCTATGTTTAATGGGTCGTTCACAGTTAAGGGTAGCAACAGGTTCAAGATTGGTCATCGGCTTAAGTACAATGACATGGAGTACTACATCACAAGAGTAGTACACAGCTTTATTAACTTTGGCTCATGGACTACTGAGATAGGTGTAGTAAGGGGTATGACCCCAGCCGAAAGGTTTAAGGTTCCATATGGGGCTGGTACAGAGTATACTGGTCTTGGCATGGTTCCTTATAACCCAGCAGAAGCACGCAGAGCTACACAGGCATCCAAGTATTTAGTCAATCCAATAAGTGGAACCTACCTGACTAAAGCCCAAGACGTTGTAGCCGGAGCCCAGTACCTCATGGAGCAGGGTACAGTCCGGTATGTGTTTGGAGCTGACAACGTAGGTGCTGGTAAGCTGGACTGTTCTAGCTTCACTCAGTACATTTACAAAACCTATGCTGGCATGGCAATTGGCAGAACCACTGGTAATCAGGTTACCAAGGGTGTAGAGGTCAAGAAGGCTGATTTAATGGCTGGGGACTTAGTGTTCTTTAAGAACACGTATAACAGCCCTCATGTGTATGGGGTGTCCCATGTGGGTATCTACATTGGTAATGGTCAATTCATACACAACTCTAGTGGGTCTGGTGGCATTGTAGTAGCCAACCTAAGCAGCAGTTACTGGGTTGAACATTGGTTGATGGGTAGAAGGGTTCTGCAACCTTCCACAGCCGCAGGTCAGTACACTATGACCGCCACAGCCTATGGAGCCACAGTAATGAATGGTGGAGCAGGTACAGGGCTCACAGCCAGCGGGACAGTCCCAAGAGAAGGCTATACAGTTGCCGTTGACCCTAACGTTATACCTTTAGGCACTCAATTGCGTATCGAATGTTCCAGCTACCCACAGATCAATGGGGTATACGTGGCAGAGGATACAGGTGGGGCTATCAAAGCTAAACGCATAGACATCTACTTCAATGACCTATCTGCCGATGCTAACCTTGCCCGACAACGTATGTACCAATTCGGTAAGAGGGAAGTTAAGATAACTATACTGAACTAGGAGGGACACCCATGAACGACATGAACCTACAACCACATCTAGGGCGCTTTGAGAACAACTACAAAGCGGACTCTAATGTAGGTTACCTAGCCCTTGCCAAGGTAGTCAAGGTTCACCACAAACACAACACTGTTGACGTTATGATTGTGAAGACCAATGATGCCATAACATCAGGTGAGGAGAACGAGGGTAGATTCGCTGCTAGAGTAGCGGTGTCTACAGCCCATTTCAATAGGGAACTTATGTCGGCATCTGGTGTCATAGAACCTATTCAGGAAGGTCAGTTGGTTATACTGGCCTTCCTAGATGGTCTAAAGGCTCAGCCCATTATCCTGGGTAGCTTCCATGACACACAGAAGCCCGAACAGAATGTATTACCTGGTATATATCCACTCAACCCTAAGAAATCCATGGAAGATTATGTGGAAGCCACTAAGTACTTGAGGGTATTCCCTTCCCAAATGTACCATAGAGTAGATGGGGTTGGTGGGGTGGAGGTATCCCATCCATCCAAGACATTCTTTAAGCTAGACAATCACATGTTTGCTAACGATACGTTCAGCGACAAGCACATGGGATTTGACCATGAAGACCTAGAGGAAAAAGACCCATCTACTACCAGAACTAGATCTGGTTTATCGGAAGAGTCTATCATGCCAGTAAGCATGTTGTTCGTCCATAGGAGCAACTTTGATGACGAGGTTACTACTTGGACTAAATTCTTCCTTGACCAGTCAGGTATGTTCAGAGTCACTAGGGACAATCGGGACAACAAGCTTACCTATAAAGAGCTTACAGAAGAAGGAGAGTATCTAATTCGTAGGCAACAAGATAGCGCCGAGCACGGTCAAGGTCAAGATTATACCCAAGTCAAGCTCGATAAGGATGCAGCCTATAAAATCCTAAAGAGTAAACAGGGCAAGAACACATCAATTGGCATCGACAAGGATGGAGCCGTAAAAGTGTCCCGAACAGACGGTACAACTAGCTCCATAGAAATAGACAAAGACAATAATATCACACTTAAGCATGCTAGTGGTAGCTATATAAAAATGGACGCTAACGGTGATATTATTATTCAGGCACAGCGGCATGTAAGGATAAACGAAGGGGGATGATGTCATGCCTAAAGCAGCCCGTAAAGATGACACCACCCTTGGGCAGACTACTGGTGAGCACCATGGTCACTATGACAGTGAGGGAGATCCTATTCATGGCTCCTGTCAGCTATCTGGTATCATATCAGGTGGCTCACCTAATGTCTTCATTAACGGAAAGCCTGCTGCGATGCTAGGAGGGGCTATACAGGAAACAGACTGTTGTGGCCCTGGTACTGGCAGTTTAACACATGGGAGCTCTACAGTTTTCATTAACGGTAACCCAGCAATACGTATGGGGGATTCAGTCACCCCTCACAATGGGTCAGCATCCGTTAATGCAGGTAGTGCTAATGTATTTATTGGGGGGTGAGTATCATGCCACAAAGTGATGGCGTTCACAAACTGAGACGTATTGAGTTTGAGTTTATGGGAAAGGCTTACAAGTTTGTACTCAATCCGGAAGAGTATAAACAATCAGAGCCGTCTAGGGTAACTGTAACCCAGACTAAGACTGGTGCATGGGTTGATGACTTTGGTGCTGGTATACAGACCATTATGTTCAACGGTACCACTGGTTTTAGGTCACCTGAGATGAGGGCTTACCTTAACAACGGTACAGAAACCAACAATAACCAGCAACGATATCTAGAGGATATCCTGCGTAATGACAGTGGACAATATACCCCTGGATCACGTCGCTGGGCTATCAATCAGTTAGAGTCAACCCTAACAGGCTTTCTAAAGTTCAAGGAGCTTAGGGACTTGGTTAGGAAGTACTACAACAAGATGCCCTCAGGACGCACTCTGACAGCAGACAAGGAACTGATATTCCACAACTACACAGATGAAGAGCACTGGGTAGTAGTTCCTGTCACATTCGAGCTTATGAGATCGGTGTCAAGACCGCTGTTATATCAATACAATATACAGCTACTTTGTATCCGAAGCGCAGACACCCCTCAAGAAGTCTTAAGGGAGTCTGATACTCTGGCGGTCGCTCTACCAAAGTTTGACTTAAGAACCATGCCGAAAGGAGTGGTATAGATGCCAGCACAATATCCAAGAGCGTCAGATGAGTTTATCAGGAGTGCTATAGATAAGACCTTGTTCGACAAGATATATCTGCCGTGCTACAATCTGAGCTGTGTGCTGTCGGACTTGGATGGCAGGATATCCACAGGTCTTCTATCCCAAGTCCTGTCCGGTCTGGAGATCGTATCCCCAGGGGTATTGGTACTTGGGGAGAACGTAGAAGATGACACAGGAAACGACATCCTCATAGAAGATGAGTATGCTGTGGACACCTCTCGTAGAGCCTTCGACATCTACACTAGATTGAAGGTGTCTGACCAAGACCTAGTAGTGGCTGTCAATGACTCTGACGTAGGCATCAACAGCTTACTCCTAACCCTATCTCTGGATATGCCTCCTATCATGAAGAATGCTATCAACGCATTATTTGTAGAGTGCCTAGCACTATACAAGGAGTTGCTTGGGGTTACTCAGGAGATACCTCTGACGATAAGCATAGAGGATTTACATCGTATATCAAGGAATACTAGGTGGATTACGTTCCGGCTAGAATCCTTCGAGCGTGTGCCTTATGACTTGGTAGAGGTTGTTAGGGATATACAGTTGATAGTCTACTATGTCAGCTCTATTACCGAAATCTTCGATACTAAGAGCAATTCAGCACTTAAAGACCTAGCAGAGCTATCAAACAGCTTGGACAGCTACAACACCCCTTACTCAACCCTAGACTATACCATAGCGGATGGGGATACTATTCACATGATAGCTCAACGTATGCTGGGGGATGCTTCTAAGGCTATTGACATCATTATGCTCAACGACCTTCAGTACCCTTTTATACGTCAGTTTAGCGACCCTCCACAGGTAGGAGTCAAGACTATGGGTGACGTGTTGAAGGTGCCAACCTTTAGCACTGAGGAACAGCCTATGGACATTGACCATATTGGAGCCGATCTTAAGATAGTAGATAGGGACATCAGTGGGGGCGACCTTGACGGAAATACCTATGGGGACTTGCAAATAGTGGAGGGTGTGGACTGCTTAGTCCAAGACCTTAACAACCGCTTTGCAGTTGAGGTAGGTACAGTTCCATTCCACCCTAACTACGGAAACGGTCTCAAGAAACTCATTGGCGCTACTAAGGATGTAGCTTGGGATCAGAAGGTTAGGGTAGAGGTGTCTAAAGTGCTTAAGATGGACATTCGAGTAGTTGAGGTAGTAGCCTTGGAGGTGTTCGACATAGGCCAAGGGATACAGGTGGATGCTGTTCTTGCAGTAGAAGGTATCCCGAAATCTATAAATTACAAATATTTAATATCAAAGGAGGGATAATAC